GCAGCACCAGTAAATGTTATTGTTGTTCCTGATCCAACAGTTGATAATTCAAAATCACCATTTGATCCCGGTGCTTGTAATATACCATTAATCAGAATTAATGCGTTATTGGTTGCAATACCAGTTTTCTGTGCATTGTCTACGGTGAGTGCATACTGTCTATTCTTACCATTAAAATCTGATGTCAAATCATCATAAAGATGATTAGTAGAGTATGTTTCTGTTGTACCATTTACAATACCAGATCGAGTGAACACTCTTCCTTGGAAACTTGATGATGTTGTGATACCAGCAAAATCTCTTTCATCAGGAGGATTTGTTGTTGATCCTATGGGATTCTTTCCGGGAGGTGCTTCTGCAAAAGATATTTCATTCTCAATAATATTATAATTTCCTCTTATCTTTTCAACCAATGAACCTGTTGGGAATCCAGCTATTGATGTTCCTAATCTTTGCCTTCTTACTTTTATACCATTTGTTGTTCCAATTCCTACAGATAATATTTTCATGACCTCACTGGTATTCCCACTGCTGACACGTATATTATCCGCACCGAAGAATGATGTAATACCAGTAAAGAATATGACATCCTGAGACTTATCAATGCGTCTGTCAAGTGTAGTTGTCACCGCACTACCAGCGATTGGTGATTGTAGATAGTTGTCAATTGCAACCAACACTCTTGTGTTTGCATTTTTAGAAGTAAATGTATGAGATGTTCCTATTCCTACATGAGTTAAATCCAAAGGCACAGCCACCTCTTTCAGAGCGTCTTGAGCACTCCTTGCTAACTGAACTTTATTTTCACCTTTTTTAATGATGAAGAGAGATGATGGTAATAAAGTAGTTGTTATACCAAGAGCAGGAAATTCTGTGGACGCTATACCTATGGCAGATGATATACCAGTTCTTCTATCTGTATGTGCATATGACACTTCTTCACCGGTCACGAAGAAGTGATTTGGTAATGTTATGGTGTTTGCAGTTACGTTTACAACCTCTGATGTTGAACCATCATATGGTTTTTTAAATATAGGATCTCCGTTATGTTCTAAAGCAAATTTTGTTTTGATTGCAGATTCTGTGCCTTCATAGTTTGCAAACGCACTCTCTATTGAAGCATTTTGTAAATCCTTAATTGCTTCACCACCAACTTCTCTAGTGGCTCCTGCTGGTAGTAATTCTGAATCCTCTTCAACTCTTAATGAATTTAAGAAAGTTGTGATTGAAACCCCTATACCCACATTTGGTAAGAATGTAAGTTCAGTAATATTACCTGTTCTTCGACCACTAATTACTCCAAGTTCTGTATATGCTGTTCCCACTCTAACATCAGCAAATTCTGTTAAGTAAACGTTATCGTCATCTGAATAATCATCAATCACTATCACTTCAGATATTTGGTAACTACCATTAAGTTTATCAGCGATTTGAACTATACAATATGCAGCGTCATAATTATCACCATAACTTGCGATGCCAACTTCAACTGGAGTCGCAGATGATGAGATACCTGTGCTTTGTGCAGACATTTCAGCATAGGCCATATCATACGATCCAATTCCAATATATCCTTCAGTTGCAATACCGATCGCGGTTGCATTTATAAATGCAGTTGTTAAACCAGCGTCGGGTGTATATCTTACAACAAGATCATTACCTACCATTAATGGGAAGAAAGTACCAATGTTACCCGTCGATGAATACGCATCACTTGAGTGAATTGTTAATTGTCCATATTCTTGGAATCCAACATTTGTGCCGTCATGTATTATACTTACTTGATCATACTCAACACTTCCATCACTTCCCTCTACACTAACAAATAATTTAGCTGATCTGTGTCCAGAGACCGTTGTTCCTATACCAGCTAATGTAAATACAGTACCAGCAGCACCACCAGCAACTGAAACACAAGTTGATTGAATACTTACTAATGATCCGTTTAATCCTTCAGATGTAGATGGATCAAATGGTTCAGCAGGAATAGATGTAGTTGCTGTTGCAACATTAGATGTGGATACTCCTAGTTGATTGGTGTCAATTTGGTATGACCACAATACAACGTTATAATCATTAATTCTAAATTTATTTGGGAAGAATCTCAATACTGATTCAATACCTTCAATAACAAAATCAAAAGATCCAAGATCTAAAGTTGTCTCAACAGAACCATATTGATTCATCATTGTCAATCCACGACCAGTATCATGAAGAGTATTGATTATCAATATCTGCCTTTCGCCAGTAAATAATCTGTCTTGAATATAAGCTACAAAGAATTGTGCTCTACCATCTGATAATCTATTTCGATAAACATCTGCATATGGAGTTGATCTTGCATTGTTGTTAAAAAGATTACTAAAATCATCTATGGTAACAACTCTATTCGATACCGACTCAGAAAAATCCGTGAGTATTCTTGATTTAAAGTTAAACTCGTCAGAGAATGGTTTTTCAAACCCTTCAACATAATTTTCTGATACTAAATCAAAATCATGGAAAGATTGTAAATTCTCTACACTTACAAGATCTACCAATTTTGTAACAATACTTTCTGGGCGAACCACCAAATCATCAAATCTTTCACTTGGTAATTGTGATTCAAGTTGTAAATTACCAAACTTTTTAAATCCAGCTGTATGACCTAGAGATCCAACAATATCCTTCCACTCATCATACTGAACTCTTGATTTTACTGAATAAGAAAAAGCATGATAGTAATCATTATCATGGACTCTTTGAATCTCGTCATTTAAGAATCCAGTGTTAGTTTGCCAACCATTATCAACAATATTAAAATAATCAAGATTATATTTCGATTCAAATTTAATTTTTTCTTTTATTATACCTTTTGCACCAGTTGGAGCTGTATATTCATTATTATTTCCAATTCTCTCTCCTCTTAATTTTGTTTGTTCAATTGTTTGACCAATCTCAAACTCTCTATTACTTTCAACCGTTAGATATTTACTAGAATTATTCCAATTTGAGACTGCACCTTTAACTACAGTTCCAGAACTATCAACCATTTGTATGTCATCACCAATTCTGAAATCTGTTGGTTGTAATTTTACGTCAAACTGTGGAAAATATTTTTCAGGAACTAATGTTGCGTTAGATTTAACTGCGTTGAACACACCGGGAAACTCAATATTTTTTTCTAGAAAATCTGACATGTTATAAGTAACCACTCCAAAACCACCATAATTTGGAGTTACACTTGTCAAAGTAAACAAAGCATAATCATAATCAGATGAATTATATCCCGAAGCTGTAGAACCCACTCCAACACTTACATTTTCAACTAAAACTTTATCACCTACACTAAATGGGAAAGGGTCAATATATTCACCGATAGCGTTCAAAGTTCCGCTAAAAGTATTTTTCATCGTAACTGTCACTTCTTGAGTGTTATTATTATAAGTAACATTTTTTGCCCTTATTCCGTTTGAATTACCTATTGGAATGATTGTAGGAGTTGAATCATTTAATGATTCAGTATTTTCTAATATTTCTACAATTTCTTGTTCAGGTCTGTATCTTAAATCAATATCTGTTACAGGTTTTTTAGTTACTCCGTCTATAACAACTAAACTTGGATTTTGATTATATCCTTTTCCAAAAGATGTTATTCCAATCGATTTGAAACCACTTAATGGAGTAATTCTTAAAACTTGTGGGAATAAAGCTTCAGGTTTTAAAGTCGAATCAGTAGGATAATCAAATCCAATATTTTCTAAAGTTATTTTTGTTGGTTTACCTATTGTTGATGAGAAAGTTTCAATAACTGCTCCACTACCCAAATCAGATGTAATCGTTGTTATTCCGGGAACAATTTGATATCCACCACCAGTTTCAGTAATTGTTATTTCGTCTATAGATCCATATGCACTTGTAGAAATTGTTGAATATTTAAGAGTCGATGTTGTCGGTGAATAAGAGTCTGATTCAGGTGCAATTGGTAAATCATATGTAAAAGTTGTTGATCCAGTTGAAATGATGTTAAATTCTCCACTGTAGAGACTTTCTCTTGTTGAAATGTTATTGTTTAATAAAACTTCATCATCTATGGATATTTCTTTATTTTCAGTTAAATTATCTGATACGTTTACTGGTGATAATTTATAGTATAAATTTTTTGGAGTATTTTCATTGATTTTCAAAGTTACTTTTGCATCACCTGTAACACCAATTGTTCCAGTTCTTGTTACATCAAAAGTATTCGATAAACCACTTGTTTCATAAATTTCATTAAATTTTTGATCTTTATAAAAATCAAAGTAGAAAGCAGGATATGATGTAGCACTTTGTGTATATGATAAAGATGAATCACTTAAATCAAAGATAGCGTTAGAGCCTCTATAAAATACAAAAGGTGGATTGATTGGAGAAATAGTTCCATCTCCAGTTGAAGATATACCAACAAATTCTGGAAAATCTTGAGATAGTTGATATTTACTATCAACAAATTTTAAAGTGTTCTTATCTACAACATAAACATAATACTCTTTGTTATTATCTAAACCAATCGGATCATCAGACGTATGAATTACTTTTGTTCCTGTTGTTAATTTATGGTCATTAATGTTTATTGAATCTCGAATACCACCTGTGGCTGCACCAGTGACTATTCCCGCAGCAACATAATCTAGAGGATTGAACACTGCTTTACGACGGACTTTATTATATTTGACTGTTATTGTTGTATTAATTCCAGTATTAACATCAACAAAAACAGTGTCATTGTTTGCCAAACCATGAGTGCCAGTGCCTACCACAGTAACTACGTTTCGAGTAATTGATCCAGATACTTTAGTTCTACCCTTCACTCTTAAACTGTGAATTGATCCAATACCAACATCTAAGAATTGTATTTCTTCAAAAGTGGGAAGTGTTCCTGTTAATCCTAATCCAAATCTTACACCAGTTGAACCAATTCCAACTTTGACTGTTGATAATCCTATAAGATTGTCAGTCTTTCTAATTACAAACAAAGATGTTCCAATACCGACCGTGGTATCAACCGTAGGAGTCGCAGAGAAGAATTTGACTTTAGGTGCTGTTTCAGATCCATTAACACCATTTAATTCATAATTAACAACATCACCAGTTTTTAATCCATGTTGCGGTAAGAAAATCGACCCTCTAGGTATCACTCTTGTAGATGGCCCTGCACCCGGATTATTGATGGTGATTGTATTTCCTATCCCAGTTTCATTATCAGGATCTGAATGAGATGTTCCAATTGAATTTGATGGATTGAAGTATATTTCTCTATCTTCAGTAATAGGAAAACTTGTTACAATTCCAGAGGAGAAGGTAAACACTCTAGGAATTTCTTCAAGAATAGTTGATTGAGTATGGGATACTCCGACTGCTTCAACTGGTCTTAATACTCTGATTCGAGATGAGAGTGTGTCAACTTCTAATACTTTAACAGTTTCCGTTGAAAGACCTACTTTAAATCTATCGTTAGGTCTGATGCCTCCTAAATTTCCATCAACATTGAAGAATGTAACTATCCCTGTTGCACCAGCAGTTCCGATTCCTTGCGATAAAATAAGTCTTGCAGAACTGATTCCAATTTTATAAGAACCGATTAGTTCTGATCTTGTTGTTGAAAGGCCTCCAACATTTACAGTAACCCCATTTTGAAGATTAAGTGATGTTGATGCTATACCAACAAGTGTTTCTCCAGAATCTCTGTAAAATTTTATTCCAGAGATACTCTCTTTGGAAACACTAATACCTGAGATTGATCCTTTTAACTTAGTAACTTTTGCCTGTGCATCGAAGGAATTTGGAACATTTTGATCAAAGATCACTCGGTCATTCACTTTATAGTTAATACCACCAGATGTTATTCCGACAGAATTGACTCCACCTTTTGTAACAAAATCAATATTAGAATCTTGCCTTACAAATTTATATGATTCTGTCAAGTAATCATATCCACTAAAATCCTTATTCATTGCAAGTGAATATGAATTCCTTATTGAATTTGACTTATTAATATCAAAATCAGTTTGATTAGAGACTCGACTAAAGTTAAATTTATTAGGTCGTGAGTTATACTTATTACCTATTAAATAAGGGAATACTGGTTTTTTAAAATTTTTAAATATTCCATCTGAAGCTGATGTTGAATCAAAAGTAGCAAAGTAAGCATATGTTCCATTTGGATATTCTGGAGTAATACAGAATCTTCCATTATTTTCATCAAGGATAGAATCATCATTTGATGTTTTAAAAGTAAAATCTTCTACAAAAAATTCTGGTGGAAATGCGCTAACGGGAGGTCTGTTATTTTTCTTGCTTGCTTCCTCAACGTATCCAGATTTGATTTGAACTATATCACCACCATCTCTCCTTGAATATCCATATGGCCCATATATTGGATTTCCGTCATATGCCCATCCTAAAATAGGTGAGTGTTGATCACTATTACTTTCAACTCCATTTATTATAGATAAATCTTTTTTACCAAATAGAGTATTTCCATCCGCATCATTTGCATATGATATTCTTCTTAAATTTCTTGGTGCGTAAGTATATGAACATTGAAGTCCAAATAAACGATTTGTAGGTGTGCTTATGAATACGTCATCATCATTTAAATTTGATAAATTTTTTCTAAATTGATTGACTCTCCACTTTTGTAGATTTGGTCTAAACCCTGCACCTTTACCAGAGGCATCTACCCTTACACTGGTTGAGGTGACACCATATCCAATACCACCACTTTCAATATTGACTGAAGTTATTGTTCCGGAAGAGTTAATTTGAGGAGTGAGTTTTGCATCTGAACCCACACCTAATACCACTAAATCTGGTGGTGAATTATAATCAGTTCCACCATAACTTACACTTACATCAACTATTCTACCGTTTGCAACCACTGGTGTGATAACAGCGTCTCTTCCTGTGTTTAAATTAATTTCAGGAACCCTATTAAAATTAAGAACTTCAGAAGAACCATAACTTACACCGGTGTTTGTCAATTGTAACGATGTTATTTCACCTCTGAAAATGGGCTGAACAGATGCCTCAAATGTATTACCCGATATTGATGATATTCCAACTCTACCTATTACCTCTACAGATATTGGTGGATAATTGAATGTATGAGTTCCAACTCCAACATTTCTTAATTCATTAAATTGATTTGTTTTAAGATAAAAATCACTCACTGTTGTCCCAACTCCAACAGCAGCTAATTTGAATTGGTCTTCATTTATTACTGAAACATAATATTGTTTATCAGTTGATAATCCATCAATTGCTGTTCCGTTTACTGAATACTTTACAATTTCACCTGTTTTGTAATCATGATTTTTTATATTAATAAGATTTAAAGAAGTGCTTATACCAGTTGTCTCACATGATCTTGCTTTGTTTTCATAACCTGATCCCTCATCTAAAACGACAATAGAACTTACGATAGCTTTTCCATTTAATGATTTAAATGATTGAACACCACTTCCAAAATCTGTAAAAGATATCGCATTTACTCCTGCAATTGCCTCATCATAACTTTTATGCAATTGAACAGTATACTCTGATACTGAAGACACATAATAAGTTGCCTGAGTTGCTAACCCTACAATAGGAATGCTTCCCAGAGGGTCATATACGACTCTCTCGCCGGGTCTAAATCGGTGATAGGTGGTAAACCCTATTGAAGATGTATTAATTCCTGCAGCATCTAATTTTACGGTTCCAAGACCAACACCATCACCATTAATAATTAATTCGTGTGGTACATTGTTTAATTTTACTGCAGCATTTGCACCTGTGCCATTTCCACCTGTAATTTTAATAATTGGTTCTTCAACATAATCAAAACCAGAGTCTAATATCCTTATCTCCTGAAGAGATCCTCTAATAGCAGCCGTTGCAGTCGCTCCACTACCTACAGCATCATTTATAGCAATAACTGGTGGGTTAATTACATCAAATCCTTCTCCACCTTTTACAACATTTATAGATTCTAGAATTCCAAAATAAACAAAATCTTTTGATTTGTAATTTAATATTTCCACACCATCAACTAATATTCCGGTATATCCGGGAATTGTCTCAACTTTTTCTGTGTCATTTATTGGTATCGATACCTCACGAACTAATTTTTGAGGTTCAATGACTTTCTTATGAAATTCATATTTTTCAATATCATTTGATGAAATTGTAACAGAATCAACTCCACCATCAGGATTAACTTTAGTAAATATCCCACTGTAAATATCTGATTGACTCTTAGCAAACTTAACTGTGTTTGCATCTATTCTTTTTACATAATATAAACCTTCAGCAAATAGTCTACTAATAATATACTCTTGTCTTATTGTTTTACCTTCAGAATCAATTGTATTTACTTCACCCTTTTGAGGTGTATAATATACAGCGTCTCCAGTAAAATAATTATGATCAACTTGATCGGATATTTTTATTTCTTCATCATTACGGTTATAAGTGCCACCAAAGGTAAATTTTTGAGTTTTAGGGTTTAACTTAGAATTACCAGTGAAAGGTAGTGATGATGATGCAACATAAACTTTATTCTGACCTTCAATTGGATCAATTGTATTATGAAAAAATGGAACATGTTTATCACCAACCATCATAGTCCCTTTTGTAGGATGCTCATGTGATGGGCCATAATATGGAACACCATTTACTGTTCCACCATCTGGTTTTACATAAATGTTTTGAATATTAGCAGTAAATTTATTTAAATCTGAATGGATATCAGAATCTACCTTTGAAATTCTTCTACTTACTTTTGTAACTTTTCTAGGGTCTGTTATTCCAGTTCCTGTTATTAGACATGTATTTTTATCAAAAACATCTGTGACGATGTATATTTTATTTGATGCTGGTTCAAAAGAAGAGGTTATTTTGTCACCCCATTGTGTCCCCTCGGCCAATGTTTCATGAGTTGTAATTTGATCACCGATGCGAAGAATATTAACGTCTTGAGTAATCAATTTATATGTGTTATTTACAGAATCAATAATTTCTAAAGACTTTACAACGTAACTTTGAGCTGTATTGAACAACCAATTATTTTCTTTAATATTATTTCCTATTTTACCTAAATTCTTGATTTTTATTTTTGATCCTATTGATTGATTATTAACATTTGGTGGAATAACAAAATTACTTAAAACTCCACGTATCTTTACTTGGATGCCTTGATTATCAGAACCATCTGATGCGTATGCAAAAGTATTTTGATCAATCGCAGTATTATCAGATATTGTCGCTGCGATTCCAGTTGTGTTGATGCCTAAAAACTGATTTATTGTTTTATCTGAATATGTGCAAACTCCAGATGCGCCATCCTCATATAAAAATGACAAAGTTCCAGAATTAGGAAATCCGAGAGTTGAATCTACGTCTATAAAAGTTTGAGCGATGCCAACTTGTCCGATTATTTTTGTTTTAGCATGATTTGAAAATTCACCGTAAATTAAATTTGTCGATCCACCCGTGGCTGGTGATGTATCAAGACTTAATTTATAATATTCCTCAGTTGCAATTCCCACAGAAATTTTTTCGACAGATGCGACTGGAGCATACGCTTTAGATTTATTTTCAAATTGATCTTGATATAAAGTGCGATTTACAAGTTGCTCTGGATCACCAAAAATAGATTCTACAATAATATCTCTTGATTTTACATAATTGGCATTTGATGGTGATATTACATCATCGATTGGGCGAATTATATCAACTTTTTCCCCATACAGAGCTTTAAATAAAATATTAAATGACTCATCAGTTCCTCTTGTAGAGTAAAAATCTTTTACTTGACGTATAAATTGTGCTTTATTGACTTTTTCGTTTAAATCTTTTTGAAAACCATGTAAAAACTGTTTTTTTATCTTTTTCAAAAATTCATCAAGAAATAAAACACTTAAATTTTCAACTGTAGTGTTGTTTTCATGATTTTCTGATGTTGAACTTGAAAAAACAAGATTTTCAGGATCTGATGGATTACGAAATGATGTAATTCCACTAAAACCCCTTATACAATTAATAAAACTATTATCTGTTTTACTTTCATAGGTTATTATTTCATCATTTATCTTTATCAACCCATAATTATCTGGAAATCCTGTTGTGTTGTTTACAAAAATAGTTGTGGTTGTGATTCCAGCAGCTGCGGTCGTATTTGTAGATTTTATTAAATTACCACACTCGCTTAATTTAATATAAGAATCAATATTTTGAATTAAATCAACTGGCCCTCCTTGATATTCTTGTCCAGTGTAATACTGTGACAAAAATTCACCAACCAAAGGAAAATCCTCTTGTACATAAGAGGGCAATTGGGTTTTTACTATCTGACTTAACTTAACTCTCTTTTCAGACATCTTTTATCGTATGATGTTTCCATTTTTGTAACTTGTTGTTACAGTATATGTTGATCCTGACGGATCAGCACCTGAGCTGATCTCATCTACAACCATGTCAACAAAACTACTGTCTAATTGTAAGTAAAGATCTTGCAATCCAATGATATCATTTGATTCGGGAGTGGCTGATATCTCCAAAATGTCAACATTGTCTTTTGTTTTACCTGATACTATATTTATGGGGTCTAAAGTGATACGTCCTTTCTTATAATCAATTACACCAATATTTCTCCTTTGAATTATAGGTGTTGAAGATCCCTCATTTAAAGAGAACAAAGATACTTGTCCTTTTTCTGCCGTTGAGTCAGGGACATCATACAAATACACATCTGTATTGATATTTAAAACACGAAAAGCACTTGAACGAATATTAAATCCATTCATAGATTGAACGTGAAACTCATTTCCAAAGTCAATCGCATATTCTGCAACCTCAGATATAGCTAATCGAAGATCTCTTCTCATTTCAACAGTTGTTATATTAGATGTAACTGACTCATGACTCTCATCAATAACTTTAAGTAATTTACTATACTTCAATCGTGCACCATACTTATTTAATTCTGATG